CACATGAGGTGTATAGACTGTAAATGGTACCCGTGGGTTCCGGAAGCGGATCCGTCCATGCTTCCGGCCCACCGGTGCCATCCTTCTTTACCTTTTAAGCGGTGGACGCTGTATTCGGCCGAGCAAGAGAGGCATTGTTCATTTTTTGAGCCAGCACAAAAATTTGTCGAAACAAAACCGGGGGTTAAAGAAGAGAGGTCCACCACAAAAAAGAAAAAGGACGGTGGAAGTAAATGATTGTAACTGATGCAACTGTAACTCTGCTTCGCACGATGATTGATGAGGTTATACCGGAAGGCGGAACGGATAAAGATACACGGTTTACCGACGATTTCTTGACGCAGGTGCTGACTGAAGCAAGCAGTTTGGAGGAAGCGGCAGCAGTGCTGTGGGAGATAAAAGCGGCCAGGGCGTTCAGCGAAAGGGGTGGCATAGAGGAGACCAGGGCAGGTGACGAAAGCATAAAATACGTTTCGCTGTCCGAGTACCGGGACCATTGCGAAAGAATGGCCGATCACTACTGGAAGAAGGCCGGGAAATATGGCTCAAAGCTGTTCAGTATAGAGCCACCGGAGGTGGGAGGTCTTAAAGAGGTGGAATGCTGATGGTGATTGATGCGTTGAGACAAGCTCATTTGAGGCTTATTGACGAGGCACCGATTGAAATAATGCTTACAAGGCCCGTGAGAGAAGAAGATGGGGCTGGTGGATATATAGAACTGGCCCCTGAAGTAATAGGTCCCATAAAGGTCCGCATAGTACCGGACACAAGAGCAGTAAGCGCAAGATATTCAGAAGCTGGTGAAGTGTTTAAAAGACGCTGGCTGATATTTGTGCCGCACGATGCGGATGTAAGGCGCAAAGACAGGCTGGAATATGAGGATACCGAGCTGGAGATTACACGGGTCATAAAACGGTGGTACAGGGGTGAGGTGTACGCCGTCCAGTGCGAAGCAGAGGAGGTGTCGTAATTGCCAGGCGCAAAAGAAGTGAAAAAGAATGCAGAAAAGTGGGTGGACCGGAAGATTGTAGCCAGTCTTGCTCTTGCTGCAAACTGGGCGGCACGGATGGAGGCTCATATGAAGACTAAAGCCCCGTGGCAGGACAGGACCGGCAACGCACGAGCCGGGCTGTTCGCAAAGCCGGGTACTGATGGAGACGATATCGTAATCATATTGGGGCATTCGGTGGATTACGGCGTATATCTGGAGCTGGCACACGGTAGGAAATACGCAATACTGGAGCCCACAGCCCGGACCTATGCAAGGGATATAATCAGGAGCTTTCAGGATCTTTGGAAAGAGTGATGGCCATGATAAGAAGTGCCTTTATTCATTTTTTGAAAGAAAACATAAGCGAGGTAGGAGGGAGGGTATATCAGGCCTATCTGGCACCTAAACAGGCAAAAAGACCTTACCTGGCTGTGCGTATGGGAGAAACTATCGAGTCCGGAACCATTAGCTTTGGAGGTACGGCACAAATTGAGGTATTTGTCTATGACGATATAGGCGGGTCCTTTTTGAATGTGGACCGCATAAGTGACAAAATTGTTGCGCTGCTTAACGGAGCATATATCACGGATCCGGAAGATGGTAAGACTTACTATATCGAGTGGAATCCGACAACAAACGACATAATCGAGGAAGATAGGAATTTAATTGGGCGCTTACTGCGCTTTAGGACAGCAATATTACATGAAAGGAGGGCTTAATTTATGGCTGCTACTCAAGTTAAAAAAGGGTATTTGAGGGGTGTAAGAGGGCTTGTTTTAATTCCGCTAAACCCGGACGGGAGCGATATGACGACTCCAACAAGGCATCCGATTAAAACTCCGCAGGCTATTGAGCTTGAAATGGAGGTTTTAGAAGGTGAGAGCTTTGAACTTCGGGGTGGAGACAGACCGCTGTTGAGAGGCGAGGAGCCAGACACCACGGTGGGTGTAAACTTAACTATTACGGATGCAAGGTTTGACCTGGCAGCTGTGCAGTATATCGCTGGAGGGACACTAATTACCCAGACTAGTGAGACAGGCGAAGAGATAATTGGTTGGGAGGCTCCGACGATAGAGCAGCAGAACGAGCTGAGGCCGTTTGCGCTGGAAGTGTATGTGGCGAACTATGACGAAAAAGGCGGAGTGGACGGATTCATCAAATACGAATTCCCATACTGTATAGGCAGGGCACCGGCTATATCCCATTCTGACAGAGAGTGGGGTACTCCGGAATTTGAGATAAAGGCAAGGCAAAACCCCGCAAAAGGCGGTGGCCCGTGGAAAGTCGAGTTTGTGGGTACACTGCCGACAGAACTACAGTAAGGGGTGATTGTGTATGGATGAGAAGGTAATAACGCTTGAGGAAATAAGAGAAAGAGCAAAGGGAACCGTTATACAGATCCCGGACTGGGACAACAAGGGAATGATAAATGTAAGGGTAAGGATGGTTGATGTAACCGGCAAATTGCTAACAGCGGGTGTACTGCCCAATAACCTGAAGGTTGAGGTGGCAAAAGCGTTTGAGGGAGAAGCAAAGATCGATGCCAGTAAGATAGACGTGGACCTAAACAAGATAATCCCGCTGCTTGATGCTATAGTAGCAGAGGCTTTGGTAGATCCACCATACGAGGAAGTACAAAGCATTCTGCCGCTTACACTTAACCAGAAACTGGCTATATTCAATTATGTTATGGGCGAAGTAAAACAGCTTGAACCTTTTCGTTCGTAATATTGACGCATTCGCTGATTTAGCAATAACGGCCAGGACGTTCGGCGTCAGGCCGTCTTCTTTTTTGTCCGGCATATCTGGATTAGCTGCGTATATGTTTGATTCGGCAGCTGCGCTTTTGCTCCACTACTTGGAGGAGGGTAAAAAACCAATAACGGAAGTGGAGGATGCAAGGATCCTGTTAGGTATGCCACCGATAAAGAAAGCAAGAGAAGGAAGGAGGTGAGGTCATGGCGGAGGATTTAGGGTCCATATATGCAGAGGTGCGGCTTAAGCTAGGAGAACTCCAAAATGATCTCACCGAGCTTTCTATCAAGCTGGCAACTGCAGAAAAGGAAATAGAGCAAGCGGCGATAAAAATAGGGGACAAGGCAAAGAAGAATCTGTCTAGCACGTTCAACAATATAAGCAAACAGCTTGAAAAAGCAGGAGAGAAAATAAAGCAAGTAGGAGAAAACATAGCAAGTGTTGGCGATTTTATGACGACCACATTCACAGTACCGCTGGCGGCGCTGGGTGGCTTGTCTTTTAAGGCCGCAATGGATTTTGAATCTGCGTTCGCAGGCGTAAGAAAGACTGTAGACGCAACAGAGAAGGAGCTGGCACAGTTAAATAAAGGTATTCGTGAGATGTCCAAGCGGATGCCTGCATCGGCAAAGGAGATTGCTGGTGTAGCAGAGGCGGCAGGGCAGCTGGGCATCCAAACCGAGAACATACTTTCTTTTGCCGAGACCATGATTAACCTGGGCGTGGCCACGAATCTGTCGGCAGAGCAGGCAGCAACAGCACTGGCCAGATTTGCCAATATCACCCAAATGTCTCAAAAGGACTTCGAACGGCTCGGGTCCACAATCGTTGCTCTGGGTAACAACCTGGCCACGACCGAGGCTGAAATCGTGGAAATGGCGATGCGGCTTGCCGGTGCCGGTGCGCAGGTGGGCCTTACCGAAGCGCAAATAATGTCTTTTGCTGCAGCACTGTCCTCGGTAGGTATTGCAGCCGAGGCGGGCGGTTCGGCATTTTCCAAGGTTATGATAGATATGGCCACGGCTGTGGCAACCGGAAGTGAAGAGCTTAAGCTATTTGCACAGGTAGCCGGGATGTCGGTCAAGGATTTTAAGAAGGCATTTAAAGAAGATGCAGCGATGGCCATTATAGCCTTTATTGAAGGCTTGGGCCGGATGAGCAAAGAGGGGAAGAATGTATTCGGCATCCTGGAAGACCTGGGTTTGAGCGAGATCCGTGTAAGGGATGCGCTGTTGAGGGCAGCTGGAGCGGGCGACCTGTTCAGGCAATCGCTAGAACTCGGAACTAAGGCGTGGAGCGATAATATAGCTCTCACGAAGGAAGCAGAACAGAGATATGCAACTACAGAATCCCAGCTTCAGATTTTCAAGAACCGATTGGACGATATCGCCATAACGCTGGGTGGCCCGCTTTTGACCGCAGCAAACAACGCTTTGGACCGGATATCGCCGTTTGTCGATAAAGTAGCTGAGCTGGCCCAGAGATTTGCCGAGCTGGACCCGAATGTCCAATCGGCAATTATATCCACATTGTCACTTTTAGCAGTAGTAGGCCCGGGACTGTCCATTTTTGGACGGTTTGTCGGTAATATAGGCAATCTTATTTCGACTATAGGCAATTTAGGTCTATCATTGAGTGGGATAACGTCCGGATTTGGCACATTTATTGGCTATTTAGGTATGATAGCAGGGCTGCTGGGCTTGCTATACCTTGCATGGGAGAATAATTTTGGCGGCATACGTGATATAACGCTCCAGGTTTGGCAGCAGGTCCAGGACAAGTTTATAGAGCTGTGGAACACCATAGTACCGGTGATAACTGACTTGATAGAGTATATAAAGCAGCGCTGGGCCGAAATACAGCCGTATCTGCAGCCGATACTTGATTGGTTGGGCTGGATTTTCGGCTTTGTGTTCAAGGCTATAGGTGAGACGGTGATGTTCTATATTGACAAGATAGTCGGCATAATAAAAGGAGCAGTGGATGTTATAACAGGCATTATCAAATTCTTTGTGGCCATTTTTACAGGCGACTGGCAGGGTGCATGGGAGGCAGTAAAGCAGATAGTAAGCGGGGCTATACAGTTCCTGTGGAATTTCTTCCAGATTTGGATCCTCGGGAAGATATCTGGCCTAATAAGCAAGGCACTCAATACAGTAATCGGATGGATAACGGGATTTGTAAGCAATGCAGTAAGTGCATTCGCCGGCTGGGTGTCCAGAAGCATTGGCATGATAGGGCAGTGGGCGTCTGGGCTGGTATCCGGGGGATCTGGAGCTATAAGCAGACTGCTTGCTGCTATCGTAAAAGGGCTTGCCAATATAGTGTCCCAATTTGGCCAATTTGTGTGGAATTCAGTCAAGACGGTGGCTACATTGGGAGGACTATTGGAGAACATAGGGAAGAGCTTAGTCGAAGGCCTGTGGAAGGGTATTTCCGGGATGGCAAACTGGCTAAAGGGTAAAATCCTCGGTTGGGCCAAGGCTGTACTTCCAGGGCCGATTGCCAATCTGCTGGGTATCAGCTCGCCGTCCAAGCTGATGATGGAGTACGGCCAGAATATAGCCCAGGGATTGGCGATGGGAATTGAGAAGGCCAAGAAACTGGTCAGGGATGCAAGCGTAGAATTGGCTGACATAACGATTTCAGCCACGGGTCCATCTCTTGCTCTGCAAGGGGCAGGGGGTCCAGTGGTAGGTCCCACTATTGTGAATCTAAATTCGCCGCTAGCAGTGTTTGAAAACATACAGGTGCGAGATGATAGAGATATTCAAAGTCTACAAAGCATGATGCGGCAGCTTTATGAGGAAGCTGTAAAATCTACAAGGGCAAGGGGGAAAGGGCAAGGGGGAGATAAGAAATGGCGGTTGTGACGGGAGTAAACATAAACAATGCTCCAGGTTTTTCTTTTGACGGCGTGCATTCCAGCACATACGGCATTTACCTGGGCAAATCGCCTTTTCTCCTCCTGCCCGAACTAAACAACTATTTTGAGACCATCCCAGGCAGAGAAGGGGTGCTTGATTACGGCTCAAACTACCAGCAAAGGGAGATTGTGCTATCCTGCATGGTGCTGGCCGTAAGCGAGCAGGATTTAAAGGAGAAGAGCAGGGCGATAGCGGCATGGCTGGACCCGGCAAAAGGGTTGAAAAGATTGATTTTTGATACTGAACCGGATAAATTTTATCTGGCCAGGGTAACAAGAGGTGTGCAGGTGGAGCAGATAGCGAAACAGGGCCGGTTTGAGGTAACATTCACCGCACCGGACCCGTACGCTTATGCGCTGGACGACCAGATTTTCACCTATACCCAGATCGGCAGTTACATGTTTGAGAGGGACGGGACGGCTATAAGTTATCCCAAAATCGAGATAAAGGGGATGAACACGAAGGGAAGCGGTATTATACGCATAACGCTGAACGGCAGAGGTGTCGGCTATACAGGAGATTTGAGCAGTTTGGAACTGCTGGTGATAGATTCAGATTTGCTGACGGCATATAAAGAGGTAAACGGCCAGAGGGTAAGTGCCATAAACGACATTGACAGTGTAGATTTTCCTGTTACAAAGCCCGGGCAGAACGATGTTGTAATAACAGTACAGGGCGGGGCGTTGATAACCGAAGTAAAGATATACAGCAGGACCCGCTGGATTTAAAAGGAGGTGAAGGCACATGGCCAAAACGCCTTTTAAAGACCTGGGGAGTGTAGAGATTTTGTCCGGCCATATAAGTGGCCTACAGCATGCTCTAAACAAGATAGAGGAAGTTTTAAACATGCGGACCAATGTTGCAACGCAACATAAGCTCAACCCGGTGGCGGACCAGAACGACCCGGCCTTGAGATACAGGATTTATGAGGGAACAATAAGGAACTGGCTTGAGGATCCAGAGCCAGTAATTTATAGAGATGGAGCTGTAGTACAACCGACGGAATACAAGGTTTACCCAGCGTATGGGACAGTTATTTTCAATGAACAGCAATCGCCAACAAGCGAAATAAGAGCAGATTTTAGTTATATTGATGCAGGGTCACAGACAATAAGGGAGATATATACGGTTTTAAATACTCTCTTTTGGCACCCACCGGGAACTTGGAGAGGAAATGGAATCACAGCAGGAGGAGTAGATGTGCTTATCGCAGCGAACAAAGCAGACGTACTTCCGTTTATTGTGCCAGAAAAGACAAGATATACAGGGATAGGATTTTATATTCTAACAGCAGCAGGGTCAAAGGGCCGTGCTGCAATTTATACCGATAACAATGGATATCCAGAAGATTTAATACTTGATTGTGGAGAGTTTGACACATCTACAGCCGGATTTAAGGCTTTAAATATAGATTTAACGCTTGAACCGGGGATTTACTGGGTGGCAAGGAACACGGACGGAGGAGTAACATTTGTAGGGTTTAGAGAAAGCTCGGTTATACCTTTACCGTTTAACCCCACAGGAACATACGATGGCACACCGATAGCACCAGTTGGAGGATACCGAATTGATATGACATTTGGACCATTCCCGGATAAATTTCCAGCAGGAGCAGCATATTTAAGAAGGACGGTTTATGCCGGTTTTTTCTTGAGGAGGGAATAAAGGATGAACAGATATAATACAGGTTTGCAATATAACACAGGAGCAAGGTACAACACAATAGCCGGCATAGAGTATGTTTTCCCGTTTTATAGACGGCTGCCGTATGCAAAACCGGTCATTTTGGACAGGTACGGACGCAAATTGGCGGTTTTGGAAAATGCGTTTGATATTGTGCTGGAGCAGGAGATAAACGGAACGGACGTCCTAACGTTTAGCTTGCCGAGGAAGGATGCAAAAAAGCAGTTTGTAGAGGCTGAAAACCTGGTGCTTTTAGCGGATGCACGGTATATCATACGGCGGGTGACGGAGAAAAAGGAGAGCTCCAGACAGACCGTCGAGGTGTACTGCGAGGCCGAGTGGTACAACATCATGTATGCGGATCCACTCACAACACTTTCGTGGCAGGATGTAAGTGCCAGGACAGCTATGGAAGATATATTGCAAGGTACAGGCTGGAGCGTGGGTGAAGTAGAACTTACACAGATAAGGAGCCTGACTGTCTCGCAGCAGACAAACCGGTTGGATGCATTGCATCAGGTTACTGAAGTTTGGGGTGGAGAGTTGGAATTTGATACGGCAAACAGGATTGTGCATTTGCGTAAAGAGATTTCAAGAAGGCCAGGAGTGCTGTTTGCATACAGGAAAAACATCAAGGGTATAGAGCGGGTTGTGGATACAACGGAGCTTATCACCAGGCTTTATGCATACGGAAAAAACGGGATCACGTTTGCGGAGATAAATGGCGGAAAACCGTATGTCGAAAACTATCAGTACACTAACGTGGTCAGGACGGCCGTTTTTGTGGATGAACGGTTTACAAATCCATATCATCTAAAGGAGAGGGCAGAGGAGATCCTGGCCACGGTATCCAAACCACGGGTCTCATACGTGGTGCGGGCAGCGGACCTGTCCGGACTGCCAGGCTATGAGCATGAGGCTTTTAAGCTGGGGGACTATGTGCTGGTTTCGGATGAGGAGATGGGTATTCAATTCGAGACCAGGATCGTCAAGTGGCAGTATTACGTGGACCAGCCGTGGAAGACGACGCTTGAGCTTTCAAACAAGGTGCCGACGCTGGCCAATTTGATAGATTCTATACAGGCAACAAGTCAGGCCCTCCAGCTTGCCGACACCGTAAACCGGTCGGAGATGCTGGAGCTTATGGTGTTTAACTACCTACTCAACAGCAGGGCAGAAAATGGGTTTGCATACTGGGTAAATAACGGCTGGGAGATAGACAGCACAAGGGGATATTCGGGGACGTCTTCCTTCAAGGTTCAGGGCCAGCTCGGGGCGTCAAAAACGCTGTCACAAACGGTACAACCGGCGCACCGGAACAATTATACGCTGTCCTTCCGCATCGATATTGGTGATATCCTGCGAGGGCCTAACGCAAAAATCGGGGTGGTAGTGAAATTTGTCTATGATGACGGTACGGAGGATGAGCAGTATGTGAGCTTGATTTAAGGCGGTGATTTTGCATGGAACATAAAATATATACTTTTACACCGCAGGGAAAGGTCAAAGAGATTGAGGTCAAATTTATCGTTGAGGATGCAGAGGTAACGATTTATCTGACCGCTATCATGCTTCAGGGTGGGACGATAGCAACGATGTGGACTGGCCATCCATCAGAGATAAAATGGAGCTTTGACGGGTGATAACCGTGGCATGGAAGCGATATTTTGCTGGTTTTAGTCCTAAAAAACGAGTGGTATCGGCAGAGGTGCGGTTTATAGTGCAGGACGTGGAGGCGGATATCCGGATAACCGACATTATGCTGCAGGACGGCACACACCTGACCGGCTATGTGCCGGCAAATATAGAGATGCTTAAAAGGGAGCCAGGGGTTACGTTCAGGCATTTTAATGCTGTGGTAAGAGGAAAAGCAATTGTGACGGTATTCAACAGGGCGCCAGCAGAACAGGACGACATAACAAAGAGGGTTACTGGTGGCCTTGACTATACGATACGGCCGCTGTGGGACCTGTCGGCCGGAGCAGTAAGGCTTTATCACTTTTACCGAACAAGGACGTTTAAGCTCAACCGGAAACTAAAAGCAGGGGATGAGCTTTATTTTTCTGCAACAAAGCGTATAACCACAATAAACGGGGTGCCTATAGCGGAGTGGGAAGGGTATTACCACACTATACCGGCGGGATACGGTCGGTATGAGATAGAGCTGGTGGATCCTGAGACGGAAGAACCTAAAGGGGCGGCATACGTGCTGTTTGAGGTGGACACCTGGCTTAAAGGTGTCGGAGGTGAACGCATGTGAGGTTAGAGACACAGCACAGAGGGCTTTTGATATGGCCCAGGACATCAGAGCACATAAGCAGGATATATCAACACGGGGACAGGATAACACACGTGGGGCTGTTTTTCTTTTTGATAAACAGCAATGGTACTATTACGGGTGCTGTCCCTTCAAATACGTTAGAAGCGGTCAATCGCTGGCCGCATATAACCTGGCTGCTCACGGTGAGGAACGATGGCATACAAAGCATATGGAGGTCTCTTTTGACAGACCAAACAGCGCAGGACACTTTTATTGCAGAACTACACAGACTGCTTGATATTTACCCGTGGGCTGACGGAATAGACGTGGACCTGGAATATGGACCTAATGACCTGGTAGAAAAAATATACCAGCTTTATGCGAGAATATATAGTGAAGTGAAGGGTAGAGGGAAACATGTACATCTGGACCTGCCACCGATGACGGCCCCGTACACGACGGTGGGTCCAGAAAAATGGTGTGCATATGAGCGGTTAAGGGATATATGCGACACTGCCCAAATAATGACTTACGGTTTTGCTTGGAGTGGCTCAGCGCCGGGGTCTACATCACCGCTTGATTGGGTAAGAGACGTAATGACCTATGCGGTACAGGCCATGCCGCCAGAAAAGCTGTTCATGGGCACGCCAGCGTTTGGTTACAGATGGGCAATACACGACTACCCGAAGAACCTGGGTAGGAGCTACAGAGGATACAGCGGCGGGTATCCTGCGTTTTTAGATTGGGCGTTGGGGATTTATTCGCATACCGATGGACGAGGAGACAGGCCTAGCACAAATACACAGCCATATATACCGTTTGCTGCTTTTTACGATGAAAAAGATTATCACAATATTTTGTATCTCCACATTTATGACTATCCGAGAGCAAGAGAAGAAAATTATAGAACAGAACCGATTGTTAGCAGTTCATGGAACAATAAGCCTTTTTTAGTCACGTATAGCAAACGACAGAAGACCGAATTTACGGGGACAATTGTGGATCTGAAAGGTACCGATTACACAATAGCAACAGGAGCATTTGTGGAGGACCCGCAGATAGGTGCAATATCACCCAGAAAGCCGCAAGAAAATGAGGAAGAAGCGCATATTGTTTGGCAGTTCGCCACACCGGCCGGAGAGATGGACTTGGTATTAAGACTGAATTTCCCGTGGTTTGATAAAAGGAAATTGAGAATGACTCTGGATGGCCAGGAGTTTATTGTAGGGAACGAGGAATTGTGGTATCCGTACTTAAGGCAGCTGCACTGGTACAAGGTAGGCAGGTTTACGTTTACAGAGGGAATGCATACGCTGGAACTGTTTGGCGAGGGGAGCGATTATGGAACCCTTATTACAAACATACGACTTGTAAGTTCTTTTGTAGAAGAATATTACGGAGGAGAGGCAGAGTTTACGCTAAGGCCCAGATATTTTAAGGACATCAATATGAATGATGCATGGCCATACCAGGGACGGTTTAAGATTACTGTGGAGGCTTTAAGAAGGCCTCCGGAATATGCATACATTTTATACGAGGACTTCCGGGATTGGACAACGTTACCGTCCAGCATGTACACTACAACCGGGAATTGGGCTATATACAAGGATCCAGAAGATACATCACCGAGGCCGTATTCCTGGATAAGGGGCAGCGGCCAAATTACCGTGAGGTATGACCAATTTAAGGACGTTTTAGTCAGGGCGTCTATAAGGCCAGATTCCTATGGTCGAGCAGGAGTGTTTTTAGGGAGTGTATGGCTAACGGTAAATGCTGCAACCGGTGGGCTAGAACTTTATAATGGAGACAATCTGGTGGGGACCTATAATGCAGGGATTAAGCTGGGGTCATTTTACACCATAGCAGTAAGGGCCAGAGGACCGAATATAGCTATCCTTTTAAGAGACTCAATTGTGATGCGGTACACTGCTGCTACCGATGTAACTGGAGCGTGCGGGATAAAGACGGAAGGACAAATAACGTGCGACCTGTTCGTCATATCTGACTCATATGTAATGATGCCCAGGGAGGCCGTAGAACTCACGCTGCCGGACGGACAAACGGTCACGCTGGGTAGGATCCCACGGCAAAACGTAACCTGGCTTGACAGGTGGGGATTCTTTCGGTTGAACAGCGATATTGAGGAGTACAGCACAAGATTGGAGCCAAGCGATGGGATGTCTAAGGAAATTACAAACGATTGGGATTACCTGCATTCACCAGTATTTACATTAGAGCAGCCGGGGAATTATCCGGTTAAGGTGAAGATGCTGGATGTGGGTGTTTGGCTGGCCACGATGTATCTGGGTGATGCAGACGGATTCAGCATTGTATATTTTCCGGATGCAGAGACAATTTTGAGGTTTAGCGACATAGCGGCTTATGAATTTGGCGTCCGGGGAATAGGCATGTGGACCATAGGCCAGGAGGATCCGCAATTATGGGAAATGCTTGTGAAACATGTTTAGGAATAAAAAGGGCACTAACTTTAGTGCTCTTTTTTGTTTTAAAAACATTGAGAGGAGGGATTAACATGAGAAGAAAATGTAAAAAGGGGAAATGTCACATGTTTCCTAATTCTTCCCAAGCTGGACTTTTACAGGAGCTTATAAAATCATCAATTAAGAAGGAAGGTCCAGAATTGCCTGAAGATTTTGTAGAATGTCCCTTAGAAGAACCTAAGGGGCCAATTAAATTTTGGACAAAAATTGGTAAATGCGAAAAACACATAGGAGGTGCTGATTAATGGCTAATGAGACTCCATATATTGTTAC